CGCCACCTGACGATTGTTTTTCTTCTTCTGCCCTTTTTGCTTCTTGCTCTCTTGCAAAATCTGGGTCGTAATTTGCAGCATTGGAGATATTTGACCTGCTCTGTTGGGATGGCTTATCCGCTCCAGGAGTTTCTGTCCTTTGAAGAGGAGCCATTGTCGTTGGGGTGTTGAACTGATTGACTGCTGATGTGACATTAAATGTTTCTGGCGAATACAAGCCTGATGGCGTTGTACTGCCAAAGTTGAATCCTTCTGTGACACCAACATCGGAAGCAGCAAGGCCAGAGCCTATGCCGAAAGCTCTTGACTCGTTAATGCTTACCACGCCATCTTTGTTAGTGTCGGCTGCAGCTCTTGCTGCATCAAAAGAAGACTCGCCAACCATCCCACGGACAGTATCAAAGAATCCTGGATCTTCAACTCCCATTGCTCTGGCTGCAGCTTGTTCTGCTGCATAACTTTGACCAAGGTTGACTGCTGACGGAACCAGACCTATTGGATTCGAACCTGCTATTGCGCTGAAAAGAGAAGAACCAAGGTCTCTTCCTGTAATGTTTAATCCACCAAGAGATAGCTCTGGGTTTGTTGATTGGAAACCTTTTGAAATGGTCTCATAATCTTGAGGAGTTAAATTACCAAAAGCACCTAAAGCCATCACATAGCCCTCATTGGTTGTTGAGGCATCGGTTGCTGTTGCTGCATCATCATCTGGCTCAGTGCACCCATCTGACTCGGTTCACCTGTCATTCGACTGCGGATCTCAGCAACTTTGTTTGCGAGATATTGTGCCATGCCTTGATCTTGAGGCATCGCTGGTTGTCCTTGAGGCATTTGCCCTTGTGGTGCTTGAGGAAGCCCACCAAACGCAGAAGGATTGACAGGAGGCAACTGTTGTTGGGGCATCATCGCCTGCATATACATGTTAGATATTGCTTGGTCCAGATCCATCAATCATTTTCTCCTGCATCTTCATAGCATTCTTTTCACGCTCAATAGCGAGGTCTGCTTCAAGTTTAGCGATTTTTGCTTCAAGTTCAACCTGAGTTTTCATCTTCTGAACTTCAAGGTCTTGTCTTGCCTTGGCCTGATCAATCTGAATGTCTGATTGTGCCTTGGCTTGATCAGCCTGAATCTCAGCCTGAGTTCGTGCTTGCAATGCCTGAGCTTCGAGTTGAGCGAGCTGTTGAGCATATTGCAGTGGGTTTTGACCTTGACCTTTGCCCATGGCTTGAAGTGCACGAATCGGTTGCATCTGTGGTGCGCTTTGAACCACCTGTGCGGCACGCTGACTGATGAGCATGTCAAGTTGTGGGTCAATGTCCTGCATTTTGAACTTAGGATCACGGATGTCTGGCAGGTTCGGCAACGGCATAGCGATGCTTGCTTCCATCCGCTGACGATACAACAGAGCTATATGCTCAGCCACATGCGCAATGAGGATTGGTTGCAGTGCTTTGGCCGCAGGGTTGCCACCCAACGATGGATCTTGCAGGAACTGCAAATGCACCGCGATGTGTGACTCGTGGTCTTGCTCTGGGAATGCACGGATCGGCTTGCCATACATAACCGAGAGATTCTCGTCAATTGGGTCTGTTCTTGGTGCTTCATCTGGCTTCTTCAGTATCTCGTCAATTCCTGGAATGCGAATAGCTTCATACATCCGCTTGTATGCCTCATACATATCATGAAGCTGAGGAGCTGATTTTGCCATCTCAAGAATGGCTTGTGCTTGAGCAATACGTTGTGCAGTGCTAAAGATGTTTGGATCACTAACAGGCACGATGTCAATACGATCATTGAAATCTGCTGCATAAATAGTTTCGGAAGCACCGCTAACTGCAAATGGCATTGACTCTGGCAAGTACATGGCATTGAGTTTGGCCAATAACTTGAACTCTTGCCCTTGTGAGTGATGCAGACGTTTGTGGATTGCTGAGAATGCTTTGCTGCCTTGCTCAATCAGAGCGACAGTCGAGCCAACTGGGGCATTGGGATTGACATCACCGACATTGAGATCAGCTGTGCTCGCGAATCTTTGACCAGCCTCTGTGATAAAACCAAGCAACTGCATGAGTGTGCTTGATGGCTCTTTGAACGGCAATGGCATGATTGCCTTGTTGACATCATCGACAGTTGCGTCTAGGTCAACGAACTCTCCAGGACTGACGTCAATCTCACCACCACTGACACGACCTTTTAGCTTAAAGCCACCTTGCATGTTCGCAAATGCAGCAGAATCTAGCAGAGCTCTCAATGCACCTGTTGCAGCTTTGCCAAGACCACCAATCATGTGGTAAAGGCCAAAGCCATAAAAACCTATGCCAGGAAGAAACTTGTAACTGACGAACCAGTCGCGTCTCTTTTTCTTTGCATCGTCTTCTTCCCAGTTGCGTCTGATGCTGACAATTTTCTCATTGTCATAATCAACAGTAATGATATAAGGGAGCATAACAACAGTTTCACTGTCTTCATCCTCTTCTGTGAACCCATCAATGCCATCAAACATATCGTAAACGTGCATTTCGAGCAGAGTCACGACCTCATCATTCTCATCATCACCATCTTGGTCAACACCTTCGACCATAGACACAACGTCACCAGACGGATCGTATGAACTGCCATCAAACTCAATTGGCAGATACCAGCCAGCTTCAACATACTTGTTGTATTCGTTTTTAGGTATGCGAATGATGTGGGTGTATCTGTTTGATGTGCTGATGTTTGTGCTTTCTGCCGAGACAATGAAGTCTTCTGCGCGTATGAACTCTGAGCACTGACGATCAAGACTTGCGTCCCACCAGACCTTCTTGAATGCATGACCAACCAGAGGCAGCTGGAACAACATCTGATCAAGGTCAGGGAAATACTCCTCCATCTGCTGTGTGATCTGATAATTCATGAAATCACGAACACGACGAGCTTGCTCTTCTGTTTCTTCGTTTGGCTCACCGACTATTGTCGTTTTGACTGGACCACCAGAAGGATACAATTCAGCAACAGCTCTGGCATTGAACTGAGTAGCAGCCTCTGCCATCATAGGGTGAACAACTGTGCTCAAGCCTCTTGCTGCGCGCTCATCTTCACCCTCTTCAAGGCCACCATCAGGATCAAGTGTCTTCAGGCCATCTTTGTAACGCATCTCCCACTCAGAGCGAGCATTCTTGTCAGTTTCGTAGTATCTGACCAATGTATTGGCTTTGCGATCAAGTGTGCGCTGTTCAATGACTTCTGCCAGATTGGCATCAAACGTCATTTCTGTGGGGTTGTCTAGCTCGTCAAGAGCAGGGTCACCAATCAATACTTCGTCGTCACCGAACTGCTCTACCATCAGATCATCTGGCGGAGCTCCCTCGGCAAATGGGATCTTGGGTTGCTGCAGAGGGATAGGATCAGCCATATAGTGCTACCTTTTGTTTCGGAAGATCATCGTCGTCTTCGTAATCAGTAGAATGAGACAAAAACCAGCCTTTTCTTAATCTTAACCAAGCCTGTGTACAAGTATCAACTATATCGTCATTGTCACCAGCTGGAAAGGCTGCACAAATGTCTATTAAATTTTTAGCCCATTTCTTGTCAGATGGAAAGTAAATTCTGCCATCTTCTAACAATGCAGAGCTTGCGTGGGCACGTGCTTCTTTGTCGCGATCTGGCGAATACTCAAGCACTGGCACACCTGCAATGCGCAAATCTTGAATCAACGACTGACCAGAGGCTTTCTTTTCAATCAACACTGCGTCTGGTTCAAAGTCCATATATGACTCTTGAGCTATGCGTCTCAACTCAGGGTAAGTGACACGATCATACCACATATCAAGTACAATCGCATTGATTTGACCATTCTTGCGGAAAACACCCCATGTCGTGCGAGCGGAGTAAGATGTCTTTTCTTTTGTGCTGAAGGCAGTATCCCAAGATTGAATGACGTATTCAATGTCTGGCAAATGTTCGTGCTCCCATGGAACCCACCACTCAGCTTTGAGGATTCCACCACCTTTTGGCATTGGTCGCTGTTGAAGTTGTCCGGCAGAAGCATAACTGCCAAGGGATTGCTCAAGCGTGTCAAGTGTCTTTTCGTCAATACGATCTGGCCAGAGCAGTTCACCTTCCTTGGTTCTCGGATCCGTAAAACCGAGTTTTGATTTTGTTGGCGTAGGATGCCCAATCTCATATCTGGCTGGCAAGCAAAGGTGATCCCAGTCATTACCCAGATCATTGGCCAATATGTGGCCTGTCAGATCATTCTCGTGAACTCGCTGCATAATAATGACAAATGCACCAGTCTTCGGATCATTGAGACGAGTCTGCATAGCTTGATCCCACCAGTCAAGGACACCTTCCCGAACAGCGGAGGATTCTGCCTCACGGACGTTGTGCGGATCATCAATTACGATAATGTCACCACCTTCACCTGTCAATGCCCCATCAACCGAAGTAGCAATCCTTTGACCAGTCTTGTCGTTCTCAAATCTTTGTTTCTGGTTCTGGTCGCCAGTGAGCACAAACGAGTCACCAAAGTATTCTTTGTACCATGGGCTGTCAATCAACCGACGACACTTTACCGAGTCTCTTATGGAAAGCGATGATGCGTAAGATGCAAACAGGAATCTCTTCTGAGGCTGGATGGTCCAAGTCCATGCAGGCAATGCCACAGCAACCGAGATAGACTTCATGTGTCGTGGCGGAACATTAATGATCAGTCGCTTGATGTCACCTTCAACGACAGCTTGCAGATGTTCAGAGATCGCATCAATATGCCAGTTGGCGTGAAACTCACGTCCTGGCTCTATCGTGCTCCAGGAGTTCTCCGTAAACTCCTTCAATGATCTCTTCATCTTCTCCGCTCTCACTTCCTTCAATGAAAGCGTGTTCAAGAACTCGTTCAATTGCATTGAGGTCATTGTCACTCAGCCTTGTGATGTCCAGAACTTTGGTTGTTTCAACTTCTGCTGTAATCTCAACTGCCTTGAGATCTGGCAAACATTTGCCGAGAAGTGTCTTTGCTGCCATGATTCGCAACTCTGGATCTGCTGCGATCGCACCCATCTTCTGTGAATTGCCCTCTGCGTCTTTCGAGTAGACAGGGAAAATCTCCTCACCTTGCATGACTTTGGTCAAAAAACCAAGAGGGTCTGCTTGACCCATGATCCAATTGATCGTCGTGTGGTGATTCCATTTGTATCTGTGATTGATTCGTTTCTGTTTCTGGGTTGCCATTGGCTCAACGGATTGGAAACGACCATCCCAAGACTCTGGCTTGATAGGTTGGCCGAGGTTAACAGGACGCTTCACCTGCACAGTTTCTGGCCTTGGTTTGCGTGGCCGCCCACCTTTGTTCTTCTTTGGAGCATCATCTGCCATAATTGAAACCTTGATTTCAGTGGTTAACTGTCAAATTTACTGAAACGATTATCGCTGAAAAATTCTCAAAAAGAAAGCCTGCATAGGGGGACAGGCTTAAAACGATGAGTGAGGGAATACTCAAATTTGATCTTACGCCATTAATCTACGATTTCAAGCTTCCCATCAATTTGTTTTGCACGTTCGGCAGCAACCTGTTTCGCATTGTCTTCCCGAACAAACCACTCAGTCCAGGAGTCACCATCGCAGTACTCAGTGACACCCCAAGCTCTTTTTGGCTGAGCATAAAAGACTTTGACTTTGTTTTCCATCATTTGTCCTCCAACAAAGCAACATATTGAACCTGATTGATGTCATAATTCAACAGACCCAGAGCAATGTTCTGCTCAACACGCAAAACCCAGTCCAAGGCTTCATCCATGTTAACACAGGTCAACTTGTCACGAACTGTGATACCTTTCAGTATACCGTCAGTGAAGACTTTGTTAAACTCAACTCTTACTTTCATAGTGTTCTCCTTTCTCAAAAGGGTGCGGCTTACGCCAACACCCAATCATTGCCTTGCTTAACCCACGCTTCCCAAGTGTAATGAGGCATATAAAGACGAGCCTCAGACACTGCACGATCTACGCTTTTAGATTCTTGACTTGTGACATCGAATATCTCGTTGTCGCGCACAAGAACCAAATCGTAAGACTCTGGGAATGGCTTAACTGATTTAATAACTAAAAGCTTGTTTGAAACTGTCATGTCGTGTTCTCCTTTCTCAATACAGTTATTATCGTTGAACTGACTAAAAAAAGCAACAATTATTTTCACTTTTTTGACATCTTTTTTCGTTCATCTTCACGAGCAATTTTCCCGACGAGCTGAGCAAAGCGACCCAGCTCTTCAAGATTGCAGGTTATTCCTCTGCCACCAATGGCCTCCATCTTGAGGACAAAATCCTCATCTTTGACCATCCCTGCCTGTTTCGCTATTTTCAATATCATTTTTATAGTTTTCCAACCACTTCTCAGCAACACCTTTGTTCGGCAAGATTGGGCTGATGCGCTCACCATCTTTGGTCACATAAGCCTCTCGCTGAAGATTCGGGGTGTTGTACACTTTTACTTCAAACATTTCATTCTCCTTTCTAAAGTAGAGAGGGGCATGAGCCCCACTCCTCAAAAATTAACATCATGGTATGCGTGTGGCTTTTCAGTAATGCTGAACCGACGATGGCCACTCATCCAACCACGCTTGGTGCGACGGATGCGCTCAACTGGGTAGTTCTCATTAGAGGTGATAGTCACCTTTTGTGCTAATGGGTTTGGGCAGTGAGCAGAAAAGCCTCCAGGAATGAACTCGCAATCGCTGAAGTCAAACTCAGC